CGCCACAAGAGAACCAAGACAGAATCGTACGGATAAGAAAAGATATTTAATATAAAGGAGTTGATACAATGTGTGCAGCACCTAAAGGCAATCAATATGCTAAAGACTGTGAAACAAGTGGACAACCATTAAAGTTTAAATCAGTTAATGAACTACAGACTAAAATAGAAGCTTACTTTAATAGTTGCTATAAGACTTGTATAGATGATACTGGCCTTGAATATAAAGAGAATATAAGACCATTAACTATGTCAGGGCTTGCAGTTGCATTAGATACTACTAGACAGACACTAATAAATTATGCAAATAAAGAAGAATACTTTGCGACTATTAAAAACGCAAGGTCAATAGTAGAAGCATATGCAGAAGAAAACCTCTTTTCAGCTAGAAACCCTGCGGGCACCATTTTTAGCTTGAAGAACAACTACTCCTGGATTGATAAACAAGAGATCGTTCAAGACATCAATGCAAACATCAATCAAATAGTAGTAGCACCAGTTAAATTTGATGAAGAATAACAATAATGTCGTGAAATCAAAGTTTCACGACATTTTTACTAAATCAACAATGAGCATTTTAAAGGGTTTAGTTAACTTCTCTCACCGTTGGGTAAGAATAAATCGTTAAAATAGCGTCATTTAAGGGTTATTTGTTCATAGTTTGTTAATAAAGGAGAGTAAATCATGTTAAAAAGTGTAATTAAACTAATAATAGTAGTGGGATTAATAACAACATCATTCATATTGCTAGATAAGAGAGTGTTTATAGGTGTATTTCTCTTTGCAATGGCTGATAACATAGGTAGGTATAACAATAAGGGAAAATAAGAATGAGTGTATTGCTCAACGAATGAGGTTTGCTCACCGCAGAGTATCAACTATATGATGTGACACTGTGTATCATGCTACTGCTCACTACACTACAACAACAACATAGCAGTACAACATAGTAAGCATAGGGTGTCATGCCTTATGTTTTTATTTTTGTTTAATTATATTTGTGTGTAGAAAATGAGGGTATGACTAGAGTGTAGTGCGTTTAGGAGTGATTGTGGGTTAAAAGTGCTGGGAGAAGAGGTAGGCACCGAGTACCCCCACCCCCATCATCTATATATAGCCACATCCCACAACTTTCATTTTTCATAATTCCAAAATACATTTTCAATTTCCCATAATTCCAGCTTTTCAATTTCAAGATTTCTAATTTTTGATTTTTAAATTTCCAAAATACCAAAGTATTATTAAAGTAATAAGAAGTACAAAAGTATTACAGAAACCAAATATAATTTATGATTAAAAGACAAAGGAAGTGATTGAGTGTACAACATAGATTTTTCAAGGTTAAAAGAAATGATAAATCCATGGGTAGGTAGGATATGGAATAATAGAGAAAGATATGTTGTATGTAAAGGAGGAGGGGGCAGCGGCAAAAGCTTCGGAATTGCTCAATTACTTGTATATAGAATGATAGCAGAAGAAGGTCATACTGTATTAGTATTAAGAAAAGTAGCTAACTCACTTAGAGAAAGTTGTTTTTCACTTTTAAAAGAAACTATTTATTCCTATGGATGTGATTCTTTATTTACAATTAATAAAAGTGATATGTCTATAGAATGTATTAATGGTAATAGGTTCATACTTCGTGGACTTGATGATGTAGAGAAAATAAAGTCTATTAATGGTATTACAGATATATGGATAGAAGAAGCTTCCGAACTTGCTATAGAAGATCTCAATCAGTTAAATATCAGGTTAAGAGGTAGAAGCAAATTTCCTAAACAGATGTTTTTAACATTTAACCCTACATATATAACTCATTGGTTAAAAAGTGAATTTTTCGATACTCGTAAAGACAATGCTTTAATAATTGAAACTACTTATAAGGACAATAAATTTTTAGATGCAGAAGCTTGTAGGGTATTAGAAGAATTTAAAGATACTGACCCATACTTCTACATGGTTTACGCATTAGGACATTGGGGAATAACTGGTGGAAACTATTTTAGAGAATTTAGAGATGATATTCATGTTATGAAGCCATTTGATATTCCTGAACATTGGACTAGATATGTTGCCCTAGATTATGGCTTAGATATGTTAGCGGTGTTATGGATAGCAGTAGACACACATAAAAAAGCTTATATATATAGAGAATTATATGAAAGCAATTTAATTATTTCAGATGCAACTAAAAAAATATTAATAGCTAATAATGGTGATAAGATTAAAACTTATTATGCACCACCTGACTTATGGAATCGTAGACAAGAAAGTGGTAAGAGTGCTAGTGATATATTTTACGATAATGGCATAAGGTTATTTAAATCTAATAATGATAGAGTACAAGGGTGGTACAATGTAAAGGAATGGATTAGACCATATGACACTAAGGATGAACAAACAGGCGAAGAAATCAAAGAATCAAATATGAAGATGTTTCCTTGTTGTAAAAATCTTATTAGGTGTATGCCACAAATACAAACTGATGCTACTGACCCTAACGACTTAGCAAATACACCTCACGAATTAACGCATATACTTGATGGACTTAGGTATTTTTGTTCAATGATAATTAATCCATCATCAAATTTAGTTAAAGAAAAGAAACAATTAGTATGGGCATTAAGAACTGAAGAACCTAAAAATCAAAATATAGTAATGGAGTGGTAAAAATGAATATTATTATCGGACTAATCGTGGGATTAGTTTTTTTTGCGTGTACTCTAAAAGCTTATTGTATAGGCTTACAACACAGTAAACAACTAAGTAATGGAATTATACCTACCATTGAATTAAACCCTTTAAAAGAGGTTATAGAACACTTTGAAACCAAGCAAGAAGCAAAGGAAGTTAAGTCAGCTATAGACGAGTATTGGAGGTAGGAAAATGTTATTAATAAAAGTAAATAAAGAAGATATATTAAAAGGTTTAACATTAAAAATTGAGGAATTAAAAACAGAAAATAAAAAGCAATATGATGATTCTAAACGATTATTGGCAGGATTAGACGAAGAAAAGGAATGTTTTCTAAATAGAATAAATGATGACTATAGTTTGAAAATAGAAGAATTAAGAAAAAAGAAAGCAATAGTAGAAAATACAGAGGAGCATTATTTAACGCTTAATGAAATATTAGAAAATTGTATACTTAAAGACAAATTATAAGGATGGTTGCTAAATGAGATTAAAACCTTATACCAAAATAGGAATTAAAAGAATGAAATGTTTTAGATGTGGAAACAAAGCTATATTCCAATGGCAGATTTGTTCTGATGGCAACCAATACCGTCCTATTTGTTCAGAGTGTGATATTGAATTAAATGAAATGGTTTTAAAATGGATGGGTTTTTCTGATTGGAAAGTTAAGTTTGATAATTACGTCAAGGAGGTGACTAAATGAGTATCTTTAAAAAGGATAAACTTATAGAAAAGAATCAAGCATCATTAATATATAAACAATATCAAAATGTAAAAGCATATAAAGACAGTATGGGATTTGAAAAGGATTGGAAAAAGTTTATTGATTTTGTAGAGGATAGGCAATGGGATCACACAGATGCAAATAAAAATATACCTAAACCTATGTTTAATATTATCAAGTTGGCTAAAAAAAGTAAAACTTCTGCTATATTAAGTGATACTATTAAAATGATATTTAGTCCAGTAGAAGAAGTTGACGATAATGATATTGCAATAGAAGCTGCTGATATGTTAAATGATGCTTCAATTCAAACTATAGAAGAAATAGAACAAGATAGGCTAGACGAAGAAGTGGTTAATGATGCATTTACTCTAGGAAGTGGATTTACTCATTACCTTTGGGATAATAAAAAGGTTGGTGGCTATAAAGCTAATAATAGTAGATATATTGGAACTATGGATGGGGAAACTATTGACCCTATGAACATATTCCCAGGTAATCCACAAGAGAAAGACATTAACAAGCAACCTTATATAATTGTAACTCGTAGAGATATGGTAGAAAACATTAAAAAGATTGCTAGAGATAATAAAGTGTCAGTTGAACTCATTAATTTAATTGTAGGTGATAAAGACACCGCACAAGAACAATATGATGCTAGTAAATACGAGGTATTAGGTGAAGAAAAGACCACAGTTTATATAAAGTATTGGCGAGATATTGAAGATAATAAAATATACTTCTGTAAATCTACTAAAAGTGTGTTATATCAACCTAAAGAAGCCTTATGGGATTATAACGGTGATGATATGGAACCTTATCCTATTGCTTGTTTGAATTGGGAGAGTAGAAAGAAGTCAATATTCGGTATAGGTGAGCCAGAGGGCATGATTTATAACCAAAAAGTTATTAATTTCATTCCTAGTATGCAAATATTGAATATTCAAGACACGGGATGGACTAAATACATTGTTAAAAATGATGCTCTTCAACAGAAAATGCAGAACGTACCTGGAGAAATCATCAATGATGTAAGTGGAGTTCAAGGTGATAACATAAAAGCTATGCAACCAGCACAAATGAGTAACCAAGCCTTTCAATTACTTGATAATGTAATAATGAACACTAGAAACTTTAATGGTGTTAGTGAAACAGTAACAGGCGAGAAGATGGGTGCTAATATGGCTGCTGCTGCAATCATTGCCCTTCAAAATCAGAGTAAGGTGCCGTTAGACTCCAATCGCAAAAAATATTACCGTTATCGTAAAGATGTAGGCAAAATTATGGAGTTCTTCTATAAATGCAAATATAATATGCCAAGAATGATTAAAAAAACACAAGAGGATGGAACTAAAACCAATGTGGAGTTTACAGGAAGTAAATATAACGAGGTACCTTTAAACCTTAAAATAACAATAGGACAAGGTTCTACTTATAGTGAATCATTATCTACTTCTACTTTACAGATGCTTTATGATAAACAAGCAATAACCGCGTTAGAATTTGCAGAGTTAGCAAGTGAAAACGTAATGCCATTTAAAGAACAGTTTATTAAAATGAAAACTAAACAAGAACAGACAGACTTACAAAAGGCTACAGAAGCACTTCAAAAGAATGATGGAACCATTAAAACAATGCAACAACAAGTATTAGATTATAAGAACGCATTACAACGTTTTAATGAGCCTGCAATACCTAAAGAAAAGGCACCAATACAAGGAGGTAATCAAGCTAATGGATAATTGCGAAAGATGTGGAGCAATCCTCAAGACCAAAGAGGGCGAATATACCTCGGAACTCAATACTAACAAAGTGGTGTTTAATCATATAAAGACCTGTGATAATAATAAATGTACTAATTTTGGTTTAGAACTTGAAATAATAAAACATGAAATGAATTAGGAGGTTCTGTATAAATGAATTTTGGCGAAGCGATGGAATTTTTAAAAATAAGTAAAGCATTAGCGAGAAAAGGTTGGAATGGTAAAGGTATGTTTGTTGAAAAGACACCATTATATACACCCGAAGATATTAGAATTGATAATGATTGTTTAATATTATACAATGTCAACGGTTTATATAATACTTGGGTACCTAGCATAACAGACTTGTTCGCAGAAGATTGGGAAGTAGTAGAAAAATCAACAGTTAAGAAAACAACATTTTAAATTAGTAATGGCATTGATATTCATGTAAGTCCATTAAATAGCTTTACTCAACACTTAAATTAATTTTAGGTGTTTTTTATATTGTATTTAAAATCATCCCATGCAAAGGGTAAAAATGCGAAAGGAATTATTATGGATGAAGTTAATGAAATTTCTGTAAACGCAGAAACAGAGGCAAACGTTGAACCTCAAGAAACTGAACAGGCAATAGAAACTACTGAAAGTGATAATGTAGAAGTCACGTCTACACAGGAGAATGAAAAGCCTATTCAAGATGCCGAAACTAATCGAGTATATGCCGATATGCGTAGAAAGATACAAGCAGAAGCACAAGAACAATCTAAAAAAGATATTGATAAAGAATATGAAAGACTATATTCAGAATCACATGACATCCATACTAAAGCTGATTATGACCGCATAGTGGCAGAACAAACTCGCAATGAACAAATACAAGCAGAAGCAGAGAAACAAGGCATAAGCGAGGACTTAGCTAGACGTATGGCAGACCTAGAAGATGTTGCTAATACCACTAAAGCAGAAAAAGCAGAGTATCAACGTCAACTAGCACAGATAAAGGAACATGAAACTTTATCAAAAGACGAGGTATTTGGAGATTATTACAACGAACATTTAGACGAGATAAAATCTAGTGCAGAGAATTTCAAAGTAGACCTCAATACTGCAATGCTATTGTCAATAAAAGATAATTTCAAAAGCATTAAAGAGGGTGCAACTAAAAAGGCACAACAAGACACAATCAATAACATTATTAAAAATGGTAAAACATCCCCAGGTTCTATTGCAAGTACGCAAAGTGCTGGAACGGATGATATAGCAAATATGTCAAGCGAGGATTTCAACAAGCTTACTGAAAGAGTAATGAGGGGCGAAAAAATAAAACTTTAGGAGTGATTTAAATGGCAACAGTACAAACTTTAGCAATATTATCAACAGAAAATAAAACTTATTATGATAGGTTATTACTTGAAAGAATGCTACCTGATTTAGTTTACGCAGATTATGGCCAGAAAAGACCAGCACCAAAAAATGAGGGTGACACTATAAACTTTAGAAAAATGAATTCTCTAGGAGTTGCGACAACTCCCTTGACCGAAGGAGTTATGCCTGCTGGTAATGCTTTATCAATGAGTTCTATGACCGCTACAGTTTCGCAATATGGCGATTTTGTTTTGATGTCAGATAAAATTGACCTTATAGGAATTGACCCAGTATTAGCAGAAGCAGTAACAGTGTTAGCAGAACAAGCAGCACTTACTATTGATACTATTAACAGAGATATTATAACCGCTGGAACTAACGTACAGTATGCAGGCGGTAAGGCTAGTAGACTACTTACTACTCAAACAGATATTTTAACAGGAACAGAAATTAAAAAGGCAGTAAGAACCATGAGAAGAAACAACGCAAAACCTATAAAAGATGGTGATTTTGTAGGAATATTAGGACCCGATTGTGAATATGATCTTATGTCAGATGCTATGTGGATTGATGTTGCTAAGTATCAAAACAAAGAACAGTTACTTAAAGGCGAGTTAGGGAAGCTTTACGGTGTTAAATTCGTAAGAACTTCTAACGCTAAAAAGTTTGTTGGATTAGGCGCGGCTGGATGCGACATTTACGGAACTTTAATACTTGCTAAAGATGCTTACGGTCTTATTGATATAAGTGGTAGTGGTAAGCCAGAATCAATAATTAAATCTGCTGGTTCTGCTGGTACTGCTGATCCCCTTAACCAACAATCCAGCGCAGGCTGGAAGTGCATATTTACGGCTAAGATGATTAACGAATTGGCTTGTATTAGAATAGAGAGTGGGGCTACACTTTAGCCTATAGTTATTAACAAATAACAATTATTAAAACCTCTTACATTAATTTGTAGGAGGTTATTTTTTAAGGAGGAATATAAAATGGCAAATATTAAAAAAGAAACACCTAAACTAACAGACACACAACTAGACGAAATGGCAAAAGTAACAGGCAAAGAGGTTAATGACACACAAGATAAAGTTAAAATAAGAATACCTATAGACCCACTAAATAAACAAGATTTAGTTGTACCCGTAGTAATTAACGGATATATGTGGAAAATAGAAAAAGGGAAATCCGTAACTGTACCTGAAAATGTAGCAGAAATATTAACAGAAGCGGGATATATTTAGGAGGTGTATAAATGTACACTCTAAAAGAAGTAAAAGAAATGGTTCTAGCATTATTTGATGAATATTCAGTAGACAATCAATTAATAGGTGAATCAGAGGTAGGAGACTATACAATTAGAATACCTATGCTAGTTAATATGCTCCAAATGGAGTGGTGTAGACTAATTAAAATATCAACCTCTTATACTATTACCCATCCTAAAATAGAAGCCTTATACACCATGCCAAGTGATTTTATGGAGATTGATAAAATAGTTAAGAAAGACCGTTACGGATATAAAGAATATTATTGGGAAGATAGAAAAACACTTAAACTTTTAGACACTGACGAGGGAGAATATAAGGTTTATTACTTCAAATATCCTGTTAAACTCACAAAAGTTAGTTTAGACACAGTTGAACTTGACATATGCGATGAAGCAGCTAACATAATACCTTTGAAAATAGCATCAATTATTATTCAACCTGAAAAAGCAGACATATCAAGCAGACTATTACAACTTTATGAAAATGAAAAACAAATGGTAATAGTTAGACAAACGCAGACAATTAAAAACGTACAAACAGTATTCTCGATATAAGGAGGGTCATATGGCTATTATAGATAATAAAATACCCAATCCAATAACCACAATTCAAGACTTAACACGTAAACCTACACCTGATGGAATGACATATACCGCTTTACAGGCTAAATTTGACGAAAGTCCTGAATTATTAAGACAAAAACAAAATAACATAATTGATGAAGTTATTCTTTTAGATAATAAAAACATAAAAGATAATGGGAATCAAACTATAAATGGTATTAAAACCTTTATATCAAGTCCTATAGTACCTACACCTACAACAGATATGCAGAGTTCCACTAAGAAATATGTTGACGATAAAAGTGGTAGTGATACAACATCAACAGATACAAAAGTATTAAATTTACAAAATCAAATAACTTCTAATGATGGCGATATAACTACTTTGCAAGGTAGAGCAACAACTAATGAAAGTAATATTTCAACATTAAATAGTGTAAAAGCCAATGCAAACAATGTATATACTAAGGCTGAAAGTGATGCTATTGATTTAATAGATGATAATAATTTAATTGCTCATAAAACAAGTTCAGACCATGATGGAAGATATTACACAGAATCAGAAATAAATACTTTATTAATTGCTAAAACCGATTTAAATGGCAATCATTTAGGCAAATGGCAAGGATATGACCCAGTACAAAGTGACCCAGGAATACAAGCAATAGTTAATGGGCATACTTCACAATTGGCAGATATTGCGACAAACATAAAAACTTTCGGTGCTAAAGGTGATGGAATAACAGATGATACACAATCGTTTAAAAATGCTATTGCATATGCTATTACAAATAAAACTTCGTTACTCATTCCTAATGGTACATTTAAAATAGATAGTGCTATAACCACAGTACCATTAACAGGACTTATTATAAGAGGACAGTCAAAAACAACAACAATTATAAATTATAATGGTGATACTGCTTTATTTATAGTTGGTGATAATACACATATATCAGATTTGACCATATGTGTTAAATCATCATTTACAGATAAGGTAATCGTGGCCGGGTTTTATAATAGTGTTTTTAATTCTGCTTTTCATAGCAGTTTAATAAATATTAAATTGACATCTACAAATTGGAGTTTATATACTGGAATTAGCATTATAGGTAGAAATAGTGGGTTTTTTGATTTTAAAATGAAGAATATTTACTGTGAAAAATCAGGCACAGCTATAGAAATTATAACATATTACAATTCAGTAGTTGATGGCATAGGGTGGCTTACTGGTATTACAGTAGAAGATGTATGGCTTGTAAGTTTTCAAAATTATGGGTTAAAAGTTATCAATGATTTTAATGATGCTAATTTCCCCAACGTATATGCAGGTCAATTATCACAATCTAATTTTAATAATATAACAATACAAAGTCAATCAAGAGGTTCTGGTGGTACTGGGTTACTATTAGGTGGTGGTGGAAATACTTATAGAAATCTTAATATTTTTAATGATGCCATTGACACCGTCGGTAAGTTTGTGGCTATAGAGTTTTGGAATAGACACTATGAGAAATATAAAACAGGACATGTCGAGTATTTGTCACATGGCGATTATATTTTTGGTGCTAATACAATAGTAGGTGGTATGGTTGAAGGCGTTATTAACTATAATAATCTTCAATACATAAATACTATTGTAGGATTATTACACCTCAATAAAGAATTAAACACTTCTAGTGGAAATGTGCAATTAGTCGATATAAATAAGAAAAATTTCATAGCTAACGGAAAATTTAAAAATGATATATCATATTATCCATTGTATATTTCTAAAGCAATTTATACTTATGTTCCCAATGCTGAACAACCTTATATTGAAATGACAGAAGCTACGCAAGGAACAACTATTTATTATGAAGTTCCTTATCAATATTGGAAAAAATATCTTAGTGGTGATATATTAACCCTATGGTTAGTGTGCGATTTATCTGACGGTAGTGAACCGGTGAATGACTTAATACAGTTTAATACAGTTACAGGAATAGGTGGAGCAGTATTACCTACACCAATTAATAAGATTAAACTTTCTAATAATAGATATTTATACACTTGTCATGTTAAATTAAACGTTGATTTATCAACTCAAGGTTATTTTGCGTGTCGTATTCTTAATATACTTTTTAACTATAATTTAAGTTCAGGTAATAAAATTAGGTTATATGAGTTAGGATTTTCACCACATTTCATGGGATATTCACCTGAAATTAGTCTTTCAGATTTAGCAACATATAAAAGTATAGTAAATGTATCAATCCCTATTAATTCAACGTCTGTGGTATATGATTTGACAAATTTATTGAAATACCATGATGCAACTAATAGTTATCGTGCGCAAAATGTTAAAATTACTAAATTGACAAATTCTTTTACAAATTATTCAGTAAATATTGTTGCAAATATTGTTACCATTACTTTACAAGCGGTATCAACGGTAATTGAAAATTTTTCTATTGAATATAAGGTTGATTGATACGCAATAGGAAAATATGGCGAACTAACATGACACTAGAAATAGTGTCTATTTTATTTAAGGAGGTGAATCAATGCAAACAATGAAATTCTCAAATCCACCACCTCAAAAGACAAATCAACTAAAAATATCACATTTCCGTGGAGTAAATAAACAAGTAGATGCTACTTTAATAGATAATAATTCTGCTAGTGATATGTTAAATATGCAATTAGATAGTATGGGAACACCACAAAGGTTTTTAGGTTATACAAGGGCAATACCTACTGAATTAGGAGTTAATAAACCATGTTTTGGACTATTTCATAATCCAACAATAAATAAATTAATAGTATCAACAGATAGTAAACTTTATTCATTCACAGATGGAGTTGCTCCTACTTTACTTTATGATGGTGTGGCACTCGCAGATATGAAGTCTTTCTTTATGAATAATAAACAATATTTTTTTGATGGTACTAATTTTTTACAATTTGATGGGACTACAATAACTACAGTTGAAGATAATGCTTATATACCAACATTAACTATGGGTAGAAGTCCAACAGGTGGAGGTGATGCATTTGAAGCATTTAACCTATTACAACCTAAGTTTAGGGACAGTTTTAGTGCTACTACTGCTACTGCATACACTCTTAGTTTAAGTG